ATGAATGCGAACGCGCGTGCTTTGACGCCAATGGTGGTATTTCGCGTCCCGTTAACTGCAACGTTAACCGAGGGGCTTGCATTTGTCATTTTAAAATTTTATACTCGTTCGGATGCCACTAAAATCAGGCACTTAACACGAGTTAACAATGGCAAAAAAAACAATAGAAAAATTAGAATGGAAAACGGTTAAAAGGAAAGTAAAAGATCTAGTTCCTTTGGATATTAATCCCCGGAAAATATCTCCCGAACGGCAGCAAAAGTTAATTGAAAGCCTGAATAAGTTTAATCTGGCTGAAATTCCTATTATAAACTTTGACAATACATTGATCGGAGGCAACCAGCGCTGTAAAGTTATGCAATTGCTTGGACGAGGAAATGAAACCATTGACGTTCGTTATCCTAACCGGCAGTTGACTGAGCATGAATTAAAGGAATATGCTTTAACGAGCAATTCGCATGCCGGGGAATGGGATCTGGAAGCGTTGGAATTAAACTTCAGTGAATTTAATTTGGAGGACTTTGATATTAATTTGGAAGCATTGAATGAAACAGACGAAGAAGATCAGGGAGGTAATGAAGGCGGATCGCCAAGACCTGGGCCTCCGCCGAATGAAGAAAAAAGATGGTTCGTTTACATTGATTGTCTGACTGAGAAGGAGGCAAATAAAATGTACAATGAATTGGTTAAAAGAGGATTTGAAACTAAAGTAGTAAATTAATTATGGACAAAACATTAGAGGTTATTTTGGAAAGTCCAGTGGACAGAAGTTTTCGCTGTAAACTTGCTGCGGACAGTTTGGATATTGACGTAAATAAAAAATCCCGTCATCATTTAAAAATTGATAATGTAAATATTCCAGAGGAATGGAACATAGGAGTTATTTATGGCGCTTCTGGATCTGGCAAAACAACTTTAGCAAAAAAAATATTTGGTCCCGATGTGTTTAGTTCTCCTTTGGATGAATCGAAGCCTATCTTAAATCAGTTGCCGGAGGATTTGGATTATGACGAGTGCGCCCGGCTTTTAAATGGCATAGGATTAAATTCTGTGCCGTGTTGGATTCGTCCTGTTTATACTTTGAGTAACGGACAAAAGGCCAGGGCTGAAGCTGTTTTATTAATGTGTCAGGATAAAGAAACGGTTTGCATTGACGAGTGGACCAGCGTTGTGGACAGAAATGTTGCCAAGGCTATGAGTCATTGCCTTCAAAAATTTGCCAAGGCTCGTAAAAAGAAAATTATATTACTTACGTGCCATTACGATATTATAGAATGGTTAAAACCAGACTGGCTGATTGATTGCAATAAACAGGAATTTATTTTGCCTAAAAGCAAAGATTTTTTTTTTACCGAACGTGACAAAATCGAAATTACAATCAGAGAAGGATGCAAACAGTCCTGGAAGTATTTTAGCAAGTATCATTATTTAACGGAGAAATTACCAAAGGGACAAATTTATACCTTTGGAGTTTTCATTGGTGAAAATCAAATAGGATTCCAATGTTTCGCACAATACGTGCCACCGGTTCCGGGAAGGAAAAAAATATTTCATTCAAATAGAACCGTTATTCATCCAGACTACCAAGGATTTGGAATTGGAATAAAAGTAATTTCTTTGACTAGTAAATATATGGTTGAGAAATATGACTATAAAATAATGGCAAAATTTTCCAGCACGCCAGTTTATAAAGCAATGATAAAACAACCAGACTGGCGTTTTTTAAAAATCATCCGCACCATGGGGAAAATGAACCAGGGCGGAACCATGGCAAAACGCGTCGGAACCTTTAGGGAATACGGTTCTACCTCGTATTCTTTCGAATATATTGGAGAAAATTCATCTATTTTGACACAAAACGTGCAAAAAACCATTAAAAAACTACCTAAAAACACGAAAAAACGGCCTAAAAACCCGTTTAAATGACAAAAAAACACGTCAGCAAACCCTTGTAAATACTCATTTTAACATATTTTAACAATTCATTCCATTGGTGTAACATTTTTGTTACATATATTTGTGGAGGCAATAATGCCAAAACAATTAAAAAACCTTGCAAAATGAAAACAACAAACAACAATCAAAACGAATTTAACGTAGATGCGTTATTAAACAATGTATTTAGTAATGTGTCGCAACCTGAAAACGCGGCACCAGTGCATGAAATGCTTGACAAGTATGGTTTAAATTGGAACGTTTCCAAAACTCCTTTATTATTACCTAATGGCAGCGAAACTGGTTTTTTTGGAATCGTTCGTGATGACACAAACAAGTGCTTTACAACGTGTAAGGATTCTTATGTGCCTTTTCAAAATTCAGAACTGGGCGAAATGTTGATCCGCATATCTGAAAAAACCGGATACAATTTACACAGTGGCGGTTCTTTTAACGGGGGCGCAAAAGTATTCCTTCAATTGGAAAGTCCTAATAAAATACAAGGTATTGGCACAAATAATGATCAAGTAAATGGATTTTTAACAGGACTAAATTCACATGACGGCAGCACCTCATTGAAATGGGGCGAAACAAATATCACCGTATCATGCCAAAACACGTTTTTTGCTGCCATGAAGCAACTTAAACAAAGCGCACGCCATACCGCTTCAATCCATGGGCGCGTAGAAGAAGCCATTCGCACCTTACAAGGCGTAATTAATGAAGAAAAAAACATGTTTGACCAGTTCATTAAATTGTCTGAAGTGCCCGTGACTCGTGAAGCTATCGCTAAAATCGTTAAAAATATTACCGATGTCAATATTTTGGAACCTGTTAAGGAAGTTAGCGCATATTCTGAAAACAGAACGCGCGAATTGCTTAATGCTATCAATGGCGAAATGAACCAAAAAGGGCAAACAATGTGGGGTCTTATGTCAGGGGTTACGAAATACACCACGCATGTAATGCCAACGCCAAAACGCGACAATGCCCGTTTAGAATCAATTTACGCTGGTACCGCCTACGCTGTAAACAATGAAAGTTTAGAAACGATCCTTGAATTTATGAACTAAAAACAAAACGCGCCCGGCAAATGTCGGGCGCTTATTTAAATATCATTTTTTTAGTAATTATTTAAAACCTTAAAATCATGTCAAGTTTTATCCCTTCGCCCGAACATTTCAATAGCTGCTTAATTGCAAGCGCTGACCTTTTAAACGATTCAGATTTTTACTTTTCCCGTGAAATTAGAAACGCATTTCCTGCGCTAGGTTCTAAAAATTATATTCCGGCACAGGCTGAATTGAAAGCGATCTTTGCGACCTTAAAACGTCTTACCGCGCTTTGTGTTTCATTGCAATATAAAAGCCACTACGTTGGCCGTCTTGATCAGGAAATTAAAGAACAGACAGAAATACTTTTTTCGTCACGAAGATATCAGGACCTAAACAAATACGGTCTTTTAAAGGCTATTGGTTGTATTGACTATCAAATAGAAACGGAACATTTAGTGGAAATACGTCCGCTAACAGATGACGAAGAAAACGCCCTTATGTTTATCCGCGTATTAAAAACAGATCTGGCTTATCACCTGGTAACCAAATCGACGCAATACGAAAACGCGCCTTATTCAATTTAACAATTTAAAATCCTTGCAATCATGAAAAAATTAACAGTAAAAGAAGTCATTGAATTGACACAAATGCCTAAAATTCGGGCTGGTCGTATTGTCGAAATTTACAATACCTTAACTTTAATGAAGTGCTTAAATGTATCTTCTCAAAAAATAGAAGTTGAAATATTTGGTGAAAAAAACACGGAAACACAGTTCCATGTTAAGCACTCAGCCGGGGCATGTACTTTCTGCGTGCCGAATGCATTAGCCGATACCTTTAATGTCTTGTTAGGCATTGACGTCGAAGCAAAGGAAGTGACAAAAGGCATGATTATATATTTATCCAGTGATATTTCAGCGATATTAAATAAGGCTTCCAAGTTTAGCAAAAAAGATGGTTTATATCGCCCTGCATTGGAAGGCGTTTTAATCGAAATTGAATCCGGTTCTTTGTCGATAATTGCCACGGATGGGCATTTGCTTTACAAATCAAAAAAGTATATTAATACAAGCACACATAAAAAAGATTATTTGTTTCACATTAAAGGAAATTTTACTTCCTTGCCTGAATGTACAAGCATTGAGGTACTTAAAAATGGTTTAAATATCGGGGGTCGAATGTTTGAATTTTCTGAAGCAAAGTTTCCTAATTACAACGCTGTTATTCCTGAGTATTCTGGTGAAATGATCTTTGAACCTAAAAAGTTAGTGAGTACCCTAAAAAGTGTTTCAGCAATGGCCAATAAAGTAACCCGAACCGTTGGCATTTATTTCAATGGCTGCATTCAGGTAAGTGCTGAAGATATTGACTTTGCAAATGATTGTGTAGTTAAAATGCCTTACAAGTCCAAAACATTCGAAGACTGTGAAATAGGTTTTAATTCGAAATTGCTCATTAAGTCCTTATCTGTTTTTAAAGACAAAGAAGTTACTTTAAAGACTGAAGGGGTGCCGAATAAAGCCGTTACCTTACATGGTGCAAATGAAATGATCCTTTGCATGCCTCAAATCCTTAACAAATAATATTATGAAAATAGACTTAAAACTTTTAACCGCGCAAAAAGACACCTTGCTAAATGTCATTAATACATTACAAGGCAACACGGAAATAACGAATGATCTTACTGGTATCCTTCACATGATTGACGCAATACAAGACGAGTGCCAGGCGGACTTGCTTAAATTAGAAAATACCGGTAAATTTCCAAACGGTTTTTCTGAGTGGATAGAAACTCATCATGAAGTTGTTGCCGAGATTGAGCGCGCGATTAATATTCCTACAAGCAAAGTTTCTTTCATTGCAGAAACAAAGGGCACTGGCGGACTTTATGAGCTTGCTGAATTTTTAACTGACAAATTCGAAATACTTCATGCTGGTAAAGAATGGGACGGCGAATTTTTTGACACAATTCATTCATTTTTAGAAAGGGAATTATATCATGGATAAACAAAATTTAAAGCCGTTATTTTTAATACTTCATAAGAAGTGGTTTGATGAAATCAAAGCAGGCAAAAAGAAAAAAGAATTTCGAGAAATGACTGAGTATTGGCGCAGACGAATTGAAGGTAGGGAATATTCCTGTATTATATTTCAAAATGGATACGCAAAGAACGCGCCACGCGTGAAGGTGCAATACAAAGGATATTCGATTGCTCAATTAACGCATGAGCATTTTAAAAACAAACCAGTAACTGTGTACGCGCTGAAATTGGGTGAAATAATTAATTAATCTTAATAAAAAACTTATGAATATATATAGCAAATTTGTTCCAAATGTGTTTTTAGCAAAATGCACTGAGCAACATGAAAAAGGAGAAAAAATTTTAGTTGCAACAAAATACGGCAAGGAAAATGAATGCGTCGTCTTTAATTTAATAGAGCAAAAGGATGGTTTTTATTTTTATTCGATTGTTCGCGCGGACGGTTTTAACTTTCAGGAATGGGCTAAGAAAAAAGCTGAAAGACTGCAAGGTGCGGCATTAAATGCCGAAAAGAAAAGTAATGAATATTGGAACGCTTCTTCTGAAGGCAAAGATTTTTTAGCTTTAGGCGAACCTATAAAAATTGGACACCACAGCGAAAAAAGACATAGAGCATTGATTGAAAGAAACCATGAAAGAATGCATAAGGCGGTTGAATATTCTAAAAAGGCAGATGAATACGAAAGCAGGGCTGCATATTGGTCAGACAAGGCAAACTCTATAAACCTTTCAATGCCCGAAAGTTTAGATTTTTATGAATTTGAATTGGAAAAAGCAAAGTTAAAACATGAAGGATTGAAAAACGGAACCATAGAAAGAAGTCATTCATATTCATTAACATATGCTAAAAAGGATCTTAACGAAGTAGAAAAAAAACTAAAATTGGCACAAAAACTTTGGAATTAAATTTGTTACAGTAACATAAATGTTATATCTTTACCATTGGAACGTTTACTTGCAAGGTTATACGTTTCCCTGAAGCGAGAACAGGTAAAACACAGCCCCGAAAGGGGCTTTTTTAAGCGATCATGCACAATAAAAAAACCATAGACACCCGGCTGAAACTTGTCAAACAGGTTAAGGAAAAGTCCAATCAAACGGAATTGGCTCAAAAAACAGGACTTAAACGTGAAAGCATTAATCGAATGTTTGGCGGTGAGCACTCGCCTACTTTGGACAATTTTATTCTAATTTCTGATGCCGCAGGGTTTAAAATAACATTAACCGAAAAATAACCATGCCCAAATACAGCAGAAAGGAACTTTGCGCTTTACTTGGTATTACTCAGGCTTTCATTTCAATGGCCGTACAACGTGGCCATTTGATATTATCAAATGGGTTAATAGATGATCAAAACCCGGTCAATGCTTTATATATTGAAAAGAAAATAGGAGGCGGATTGCCTGCGCCTGAATATAAAGCGGCTCCGGCAGCAACAAAAGCCGATCCATTAATTCCCAGAACGAACGGAAACACCACCGAGCAATTCAGTTTGAACATTGTAAAAACGAAAGTTTCAATTAAAAAACTTAATGAAGAATATGAACTGGCAAAAATCAAAAAAGAGAAACTTCAGGAAAAACATATACCAATTGAGATCATTAAGGCTTTATTGGTTGCTCAATCGGAGAATTTAAAGATCGCTTGGGAATATGCAGCGGAGGATCTGATCGTCCGGTTATCTTCCCGAATGCAATTAACCAGAGTTGAAACAGCTGAAATTAAGTCCTTCCTGAATGACATTATAAATAAGGCGACAATTAAACAAGCTGACGAAACTAAAAAGTCCCTGCGTAAATTAAATAAAGAATTTTCAGAATCAAAAGGAAGGGGGGAACACGAATGACGGAAGATCAGTTAATTTTTTTGGAAGAAGCAATTGAAGGCACTGTAATTTTAAAATCAAATTTAAAACCTTCGGAATGGTATGAGCAAAACATGATCATGCCGCAGGGGTCCGCCTTTCCGGGTCCTATAAAATACGATAAAACACCTTATTGGCGCGAAGTTGTTGATTGTGTTTCACAAATGCATCCGGCAAGAGATATAACAATTATGGGACCCGCACAAAATGGAAAATCTGTAATGGTTTTAAATCCGGTGGTTGGCTATACAATTGCCTTGGCGCCTTGTAATATTCTATTTTTAACAGGACACAGCGATCTTACCAAACGGGCGGTGGAAAAAATGGACTTTATGATTTTTAATACAGGATTGCAACCATTAATTAAACCAGAGATTTTAAAGGCCAGAAATAATCGAACAGGCGACACGGCATTTGAAAAACAATTTAGGGGTGGAAGTATGTTGGCCGGATCAATTACAAATCATAATTTAATGCGACAAAATGATATTTGTATAGCGATTGCGGACGACTTGGACGCTGGTATAATGTCAAAGGGAAGCACTGGTTCAACTGTTGACTTAATTACCGGTAGAACTAAAGCATATGAAAGTAAATGTAAGCGATTTTGGGTTTCATCACCACAAATAAAAGGAAGTTCATTAATAGAAATACAATGGAATAAATCTGACAAACGGCATTGGAATGTTATTTGTCCAAAGTGTAAAGATTATATTGTATTGGATTTTAAAATAATTGTGGACGACAAAAATACGGCAGGAATAACTTATAAACTCGATAATTTAGGAAGGGTTATTCCTAATTCAGTTGGATATGTTTGTCAAAAATGTGCAGGATTTTTTACCGATCAGCGTAAACAAGACCTGCTTAATACAGGAAAATGGGTCCCTACATGCGAATCACTGCAATTGGATCATTATGGATATCATTTAAATGGATTGTATGCCGGAGAAGGGATGACCAGTTGGTTTTCATTGGCTGAAAAATTTGTGATGGCAAATCCACCAGGGCAACCAAGGAACGAGGCGGCATACCAAACCTTTGTTAATATTGATCTTGGCTGTCTTTATGAACCGCCAGGCACATCCATTAAGTCCTCAGACCTTCAGGTGAATAATGTTAGGAAATATTCAATTGGTATAATTCCTGAAAAACAAAGTATTGCAGACGGTAACGGTAAAATTGTGTTGATTACTTGCGCGGCTGACTTAGGTGGCTTGGTAACGGGAATTAATTCTGATCATGATGACGTTCGTTTGGATTGGGAGGTATGCGCTTGGACGGAATCTGGTTCGTCTTATAGCATTGATCAGGGAAGCATTGGAACCTTTACGCCTGCGCACATGGGAAAAAGGGATGAAGCGAGGGAAATTTGGAGCTACGACATGAGTAAGTCTAATAATGTCTGGAAGGAATTTATAAAAATTATAACCAAATTATATGACGTGGATGGTACTGGCAGAAAAATGGGCATTAATATTACCGGTATAGATACTGGCTTTGCGGAACACCATGCTTTTAATTTCATTGATCGCAGTAATTTAACGGTTATTGGATTGAAGGGTGACAAGGAACATAAATACATTCCATTTGGTGATAATAGTCCGAATTGGAAAGAGGGGTCTAGCAGGTCAAAACTTTACATTTTAAAGGTTGGTAAGTTAAAGGACCAATTGGCTCAAAGGATTAGTTTGAGGTGGGATAAGTACGGAAAGGATCCGCAGCCGGGTGGGTATTTGAATTTTCCGCAACCCTCAGGTGAAAAATACAGCCTGGAAAATTACTTTTTGCATTTCGAAAGTGAGGAACGGAAGCTGGACAAAGCTAATAATTTTATATGGCAGAAGAAAACGCACACCGCACAGAATCACTTTTGGGACGTTCACAATTACCAAATGGCGCTGAAGGATATAATGATGGAAAATGTATTTAAGGAATTGAAAATTAAGAATGGAACCTGGCCTGAGTTTTGCGAATGGGTGTTAAGGAACAGACCGGCTTAATCTATAAGTACAGCATATTTTATTCCGTCTTTAGTAATTTTAAATTGCATTTTTTCAATCTGAAATTCTTTTTTAATTTCAATTGGCTGATTAAATATCCATGAAACAAATTCTTCTAAATATATTATTTTCATGTCGTTATTCGTCTAAAGTTTTTATTAAATACGGCTACTACTCTTTCTCTTTCACTTCGTGAAAGTTTCGATTTTTTTAATTGAATCAATTCAAATTCTTTTACAATGTCGTTTGTTGGCAGCGGTTTTGACCTTGCTTTGTTCGTCGCGTATGGATTCGTTATTTGAAGCGCTGCCGACATCATTAATATTGTACTTAATGATTTTGGTATTTTTTTTGGTTGTTGTGGTGGCATTTGCTCGTAAGCAATTCCGTTTATTTCTATTTTCATGCTTTGTCCCAGTGTTTAGGGTGAAATCCTTTAGGGTTTAATTTACGGGTGCCGCGTTCATGGTGCGTGATATATTCACTTAAATCCATTGAATAAACGCCGTGGTCTGCGCCAGACATCATTGCTTTAATCATTGGCGCGCCGTGATTTATTATAGGATCAAATTTTAAATACTCGGATTTTTTTATAAGCGCAAAATGAGGATGCAAATAATCGTATCCTTTTGAATCATTTTCTCCTTTTTTGTTTACCTTAATTACTTTTCCGACGCCGTAAATGTCAAGTGTTTCAAATAATCTCAACATAATTCCAAGAACGGGGCGCTTTATTACCACATCGGAGTCCATGAGTAGGAAATATTCCGTTTCACAGTTTTCAATTCCTAATACCATGCCTGGACCATGGCCAATGTTTTTTTTAAGGCTGAAGATTTTATTGTATTTGGTGTTTCTTGTCTTAACAAATTCATGACATTTATCACCTTCGTCTGATCCGTCAATTAGGATACATGGAATGGTAGGATAAAATTTCCTTAATGAGTTGTAACACTCGCGCATTAGTTGGTAAGTGTTGTAAGAAACAATGATGACGGTTACATTAGTCATTCCAATCTATTTTAAAAATTAGTAGAATTAACAAAATGACATAAATCATATTTGCGCCTCTAAAAATAAACGTTCGTTAACATTGCCAGTGCGCTGTCCGAATTGTCCAGAAGTGATAATTTTAAAGCCTGCATTCTTAAAAAGTTCTTCCAATTCAATAGGATAAAAGTGATTAATTACAGTTAAATCCGGTTTATATTCTGGAGTATTTATATGTTCAATCCAAAGTTTATTCGGAGTTATTACATATATTTTTGCTTCTGGCAAAAGCAATTCTTTTAAATCATATAATTTCCTATCTATTTCGGGAACATGGGCTATTGAATGTAAAAAGAAAACCTTATTAAATTTAAAAAAATACTGACTTCTATATAAAGAAACATCATCTACTTCTCTATAATTAACAACATCGTAGCCAAAACAATCAGCATCATATTCCTCTCTAATATAATTAACTGCAGTTCCTAATCCGCAACCGTAATCTAATACCTTTTCACCCTTCCTACACAACATTAATTTACCAAGAAAACATAATTCATTCTTATATTTTTCGGTTGAATTAAATTGTTTTAATTTTGCCTTGTATTCCTGATTATATTTGTTCATTATATTTCGCTTAAAACGTTTCTTAAATAATACTCACCAGTGGCTTTATACGAATGATTTTTAACTACCCACTCGCGTGTAATTTGTTGCTGACCCTTTAAATAATCGCCTGAATAATTGGATAAGGATTCAATTGTTCTTTTTAATTTATTTGATGTATTGGCAATATTAAGGCCACAAAATCCATAAGCATAATCGTAAACTTCGCGATCTCTTAGTCCAGTAATAACTACCTTGCCAAGTGCCGCAGCTTCTAATGCCGTAATTCCGAAGTTACCATAAGGCATTCCGTTGGCGTCTTTTTCGGTAAGCATTTCAATGTAAATATCACATTCAGAAATTCTTTTTAATTGCTCTGGATAACGAACTAAAGACGTCGAATGTTTAAAAATTACAGGCAACTTGCTTACCGTTTCAATAATTTTATCAGTTCCTTTTACAACAGGATTTGAAGGGTAATGAGCAAATATAGCTTCTGAATCTGTTACCCTTTCTGAAGGAAATAACTTGTCGGTGTCAACTGCGCCAACCATGTAAACAGGATTATAAGATCCTAAATACATAAATTCAGGCATTGCATTTACCGATTTGTAAATAATTGGATTCATAATTGAATTAATGTAAGCTGAATTTTTACGATACTCGCTTGAAGTATGATAAGCAATTATTTTTTTACACTTCATTGCGTTTGTAAGAACACCAAACAAATTAATATTGTCATGAAAAAATTGAATGACGTCGTAATCAGAAATCATTTTGGCAATAACTGAAGCGTGTAAATGCTTGCTTTGGGATTCATAAAATTGGTGAGGCGTTGTAACTACTGAATCACAATTAAGGCCAACTGATTGTAGCGCCAACATGTTGTCATACGCAAAATTGCTCCAATCACTAGCCGATATGTTTAATATTTTCATAAAGTTCTTTTTTAGGCCTGTTAATTATAATATTGTAAATTTCATTTTTGTATGCCTGTCCTAATCTTCTTTGACTGCCATTGATAAGGTTCTGATTATACAGGTAAATTGGTTCTTTGATGACTGCAATTCTATTTTCGCCTGCCATTTCTAAACATGAGAACATCACTTCGGATTCAGTTGTTGTGTCAATCCATTTGTTATTAATTTTAAAATCTTGTTCTGGGATTGCATTAAATAAAAAGGCTTTAAAAGTATTTGGAGCCGTGGAACGGTATCTGACTTTTCTATAATCTCTATTTTTGTGTGTTTCAGAATCAAATTCCAATTCAAAGTTTTCTGGAAGTCCTTTGCCTGATTGATTAATCCAATTTCCATAAGTAACCCATGCGCCAGCTTTGTATTTTTCTGCAATAATATTCAGACAATTTGGCAAAAGTTGATCGTCCAATCCAAGCAAAAGCACCACGTCATCAGGGTTGCTGTATTTTTTTATACAAAGGTTACGGCCATATGCGGCGCCAATATTTTTGTTTGATTTTAAAATGATAATGTTTTTATATTGTTTTAAAATTTGCTGCGTCACATCAAAACTGCCGTCATTATAAACCACAACAACAGCGGACCAGTCGCCCTTTTTCTGATTCAATACAGAATTAATACAAGGCTTTACATAACTTGCACAATTATACCCGGTTATTACTATTAAAAAATTAACCATCCTATAAAAACAATAATTGTCCAAAGGCAAATACCTCCAATAATTACTATTAAGCAACCTAGTTTTGAATTTGTTGGTTCTTGTTCCATGTTATTCAGGTTTTCCGCGTGATACCTTTCCTGTTTCGGCCATTAAAACATTGTGCCAATAACAGGATGCACCGCTATTAAATACTTCGTTAATGAAAGCAAAATCTCCGCACCTTGGCAATGCAAAGTGGTGAATGAACTTCATATAAATATCTTTTTTTACTACAAAACAACTGCCACCAATACGCGCAATAACAGGGCGAAATCCCCAACATTCTTTATCGGTTGGATAATAATTATTGTTCATATTGTTTTTAATTATCATTCGGAAAAAAATTACATCGGGATTTTTTTCCTTATGAATCTGTTTCAATTCCTGAATCATGTTTTTATTCACTATAAAATCGTCATCGTCTAATAAAAAAACATATTCGCCTTCTATTAATGTTTTTACTTCGTTATGAGAAAAGGATCTATTTGCTTCTAATAATCCAACGCCAACATGATCAATAATAAAAATTTGTTCCACGTCTTTATCAGTCAATGATACAACGCTTGCTTTATTTGCACTTAAACCAACTGGACGTTTGTAAACCCTTGTAATTATTGAAAGGAAAGGATTTTCGCAGTATTTATGTTTTGAGTATTTAAGCATTTAAAATAAAAAACCCCTCCATGTACTTTACGGGACAAAATACACTTCAGGGTTTAGTTAAGGTTACACCTCAATTTTATAACGCGTCCCATGCGTTTCGAACGAGTATAAAATTATTTTCAATACATCAACCATTTTTAACAAATTTATTTTTGACGCCTTGGTAGAAGTCAAAATCAGTTCCTGTAATTTGTTTCAAATATTCTCCGTTAATATCATTATTCGAATAATGTCCGCAGGTTTCACCATCATGAGCACCACCGCCAACTAATCCAATGCCATGTTTTATGCCTAGGCATACAGGAACCGGAGGCATAAATGTTTTACCCTTCATGCTTCTCCAAAGCTCAATGTCGGTATAAGGGTAGTTATTAGCTGGCCATTTAGCATTTAAAATCTTTTCGGTAAAGCACGTTGACATCATTGAAGCCCTGCCAACATGATTAATTTTAAACCATTTTGAGGCGAGAATATGATAATAAATTGAATATCCGATTCCAAAAATATCGGGCCTACCATATTTTTGCCATTCGTTAAAAACCGTTTCGATATAATTTTTAGAATACCAGTCATCATCTTCCCAACAAAAAATCAAATTTGCTCCATTTTTAAAAAGTCGATGACATCCGGAATAATATCTCCTGGTTATGTCAATTTCTTGTGAGTGAAAATCATCATCAATTATCTCTAAAAAATCGGGCTGCAAAGTTTGATTTTTTACCATCAAAATTGCTTGGTTTAAAAATTCAGGTCTGTTTCCCCGTGTTGGTATCAATATACCAATCTTAACTATTTTTTTTAATTGGCTCATTTACAGCTTCTTTACTTGCTAAATCGGTGAAAAATTTTACATAAGATTCAACTCCTGGCTGTCCATCCTTCTGATAAATTTCCCGAAGGTTAATTTCATGGTTTACGAAAATAGGCTCTAATTTCGATTTTAAGAGCTTTGTATACGTTGTTGGTACTTTGGTGTCACCTTGCCTAAAATCTTTCGTCCCGTCGAAGAAAACGACCTTTCTGGACAATAAATTCCCGTTTGAATCTCTCCGCTGAAATTTTGGAAGCGTTTTTGCAAGTAATTCTAAACTTTTGAAAACTTCAGGAGTCAGTTTGAACCGATTTGGAATTTTTTTCTGATTTTTTTTCATTTTTTTTTTAAATTTTTACGCTTTTTTTATTATTTAATTACTAAGTATATATTTTCATTTCTATTTCTATTTTCTAAAGGCATTGCCGTGGCAATGCCGCGGCATAAAATAAAAATTTTAATAAAACATTGATATTCATATTTTTAAATCTATTTATTTAATCTAAATCGTTTAAAAAAAATTGTTTTCCGCGATTTTGGCATATGCCGAACCGATGAAATGCATATGCCGGACTAATGCCATTCATATGCCGCGGCATACTTTTTTTGATGCCGCGGCATATACTCAACCATATACCGCGGCATACATTTATTTGTTAAAATATGTGCTATAAAATTCAAAACTTTCAAAATCGATTGTTTTTTTTAACCAAATTTTTGCCGAATCATCCGTGGCTCCGTTTCCTAAATATCTTGACAAAAAAGTGGTGTGATTTTCGCCTCCAGTTTTACCAATTCCGTGTTTAATTCCAATGCAAATTTCTCGCTCTGGACTGAACACTTTTCCGGCTAATTTTTTACCTGTTTTTAAATGTTTTGCACAGAACCATAAATGAGAATCTGTATACGCTTCCTGATCACGGCACCAATCAAAATCCATATCCGGTAAAATCATTGTGCTCATTGCGGCAGATCTTCGTGTGTGTCGCATGGTGAAAAATTTAAACAGTCTTATATTATAATATATGGTATAAGCGGTGCCAAAAATTTCAGGTTCGCCTGCCTGAATCCATTTAGCAATCATTGTTTCAATATAATAAGGACTGTACCAATCATCATCCTCCATAAAAAAAAGAATATCCATTCCTTTGTTACGGAAATAATTGTAGCCTAACCGGTATCGCTTTGTTATGTCGCACAGGTGTGAAGTCGGCGGATGATCAACAAAATAAATTTCATTTGGTCGCAAAGTTTGGTTATTAATAAGGCGTAAACAATTTTTTAAAAATAACGGACGGTCTCCGCGAGTAGGAATAATGACACCGATTTTCATATAAAATAAGTATAAAAAAAGTTGCCTTAATTGGTTAGCAGTTGGTTAACTTTTTTTAATTACAAAGTCAATGATTTTAATTTTACAGCACTTAGTTAGTCATCTAAATTTTAGAACATGTCAGCAGTAAGCGCAGAAATTATAACACGAATTGTTGGTTACGCATTAGAACCAGGCAATTTTGCAGAATCATCACCAAACTTACCGATTAGACTTGCCGTCCTTGCTGAGGCAAACACTGACATGCAATCTGGATTAGATGTAGATACTCCAATTCAAATCACAAGTTCTGCAAAAGCCGCAGAATATGCCGGTTATGGATCTCCTTTGCATCAAGTTGCAAAAATTTTATTTCCAATATCAGGAAGCGGCATTGGCGGCATTCCTGTAATTTGGTATCCTCAGGCTGAAGCCGTAGGTGCAACCGCCAAAATAATTCAAATAGCGGCAGTAGGAACAGCTACCGGTAACGGAACTCATTATGTTGTTATTTCAGGACGTGAAAACGTAGAGGGACAATATTATGCAGTGAACATTGTAAAAGATGATACTGCTGAAATTATTCATGGTAAAATTTCTGATGTCGTAAATTCTGTTTTAGGTGCGCCGGTTAATTCAACTGATACGGCTTATTATGCTGAATTGACTTCTAAGTGGAAAGGATTAACCGCTGAAGGAATTACCGTTAGTATGAATACCAATGAAAATGATCTTGGTATTACTTACACTGTTACAGATAATATTCAAACAGGAAGCGGAACGCCTGATGTTACCGATTCCTTAGAACTTTTTGAAAACAATTGGGTTACACATGTTCTAAATTCTTACGGGACAGTACCTGCGGTTATGGACGCTTTAGAGTCTTATAATGGTAAGCCAGATATTACAAATCCAACCGGACGTTATGCTCCAACTGTTTTCAAACCATTTCTGGCCTATACCGGTTCGGTAGAAGAAGATCCTTCAAGCATTACTGATCCAAGGAAAAATCAACTTACAATTAAAATTTCTCCGGCACCTCTATCTAAAGGGCTGCCAATGGAGGCGGCTGCAAATGATATTTTATTAGCGGCTTTAGTAGCTCAAAACACTCCGCACTTGGATGTTATTGGCCAGGCGTATCCAGATATGCCTACCCCTGATTCAATTGGATTAATGTCCTCTTATGTTGAGCGCAACCGTATGGTTAAACTTGGATGTTCAACAGTTGATTTGATTGGCGGACAATATGTAATTCAGGACCCGGTTACAACTTACCATCCGGTTGGCGAAGTGGTTCCGCAATACCGTTATGCTCGCATTTTGGTGATTGATTGGAACAGTCGTTACACATATTTGCTTTTAGAACAAGTAAACGTTTTGGATCATGTAATTGCCGGCGATAATGATGTGGTAAATGCTACAAGGGTAATTAAGCCGAAAATTTGGAAAGCCATTTTATCAGACATGTCTGAAGATATGGTTTTACGTGGATTGTGGGTTGATGCGGCATTTACACAGGCATCAATTGTTTGTGGATTAAGCACCACTAACCCAGATAAATTAGCAACAACATTCAGGTATAAGCGCAGTGGCGTGGTTCGTATTAGCGACACAGTTGCTACGGCTGGATTCAATTTTGGAACATTAACAGCAAATCAATAATTAAATGGCATACGGTGGCGATATAAAAGAGGTTACTTTCAATAATGCAAACATTGGAAGCGTTTCGTTCAAGCCTAAAGCAGGCGAAGGAAATACTTATGATCTTGGCGGTGTAAGAACTGCTGATGATGCAGCTAGTATTACTGCAGACGGTGAAGCGATTTGGACTCAGAACATGAAAATGGGAATGCTTCAGGTCTTAATTGCAAACGACATGAATGTTCGTAAGGATTTGGAAAAATTAGCCGCAAGTGCTGCCGCGTTGGTAGAAACAACTGTTACATTTACAGTTATCAATGGCGTTACTTATCGCGGTAAGGGAATGGTTGTTGGTGATTTGGTTGCAGACATTGATAAAGCAACTGTTCCGGTAAAAATTAACGTTCCTCAATTCAAACAAATTTAATTTTATGTCAGTTATTTCAAAGGAAATTGCAACGAATGAAATTAATCAGTGGTTGACTGCAATTGGCACTTCTGAAGATCAAAAGGAAGGGTTAAAAAATAACGTTCAAATTTTAGTGAATGGCGTTGTAAGTGGTGCCCTGGTGATTGATCCTGAAACCAACAATGTAACTCAAAAATTAAGAGTTGTTTTTGGTAAGGAGGAAAAAATCTCACAACTAAATTTTAAACCATTTTTAACCGTTGGTGAAATTGAAACATTTAAAAAATCAATTTCACAAGACAACGACAACAGAAATACTTCAGCAGCAATTTGCGCTTCCACAGGTAATCCTTATTCGGTGATTGAGCAAATGAATGCAAAAGATTATAATTTATCAGCCGCGTTAGTCCTTTTTTTTATAGTGTAAACAACGTTGACGAAATGATAAAGGCAGTTGGCCTTGAAATGCACTGGCTACCTAATAAAATAGGTAGCCTTTTTATTAAGGGTGATAACATGTATAGTATTGAATATTGGTATAAAGCCATAAAAAATAAATAATGCAATTTGTAGTACCAACTAAATTTACCGCCATTGACGGAATGTCACCTGTCATTAAAGGCATGGCAAGCAATCTGAATAAGATGCACGCCGGAATTGCCAGGCAGGAGCGTTTATTTAGATCCATTACCCCTTCAATAGGCAATGCCACAAAGCAATTACTTTCTTATGCCAGTGCCGGAACTGTTTTTGCCGGTCTTGGATATTCAGGCAAAGCCATAATGGATTATGAAACGTCACTTCAAAGTTTACAGGCCGTGACTGGGATGTCCACAGAGGATATGGCGAAGATGAAAGCAGAAGTTGAAGCCTTAGCGGTTACAACAAAAAAAAGCGCCACGGATATTGCCGGAAGTTTTGAGGTGGTTGGTTCAATGATGTCGCAATATTTAGATGATCCAAAAGCATTAAGGCAAATTACGGATGCCGGTATAACATTGGCGAAAGCTGGCAGGACGGAACTTGTTCCGACATTGGAAAATTTAACCAGCATTATGAATCAGTTTGACTTGAAAGCAAATCAAGCAACTGAAACCATAAACAGATTAACCGCCGGGGAAATTGTCGGAAGTTTAAGGACGTCACAAGTGGCAGAATCTTTACAGGAATTTGGAGCCGGCGCTTATGCTGCAAATGTAAATTTAGCAGAATCGGTTGCCTTGGTTGAGGCTCTTGCCAAACAAATGAAAACCGACAAAATCGGAGTTGGTGCCCGTAATATATTGACTGTTTTAGATTCGGCAAAAGGATTGGACAAAAAAGCCCGAAATGATTTGCAATCTTCTGGAGTTGACCTTAATTTCTTAATGGATAAAAGCAAGTCATTAAGTGAAAGACTTCATGAGCTCGCTAAAATTTCCGGTGATTCAACAAAGATCACTTCAGTGTTTGGGAAGGAAAACAAAACCGCAGCACAGGTTATTTTTAACCAATTAGATACTTATGATCAATACCTGGCAAAAATTAAACTTACAAACGAGGCGCAAACACAAGCCGCTACAAATAGTAAGACATTTAAATATGCCATTGACGAATTAAAAAACACTTGGATAAATTACATCGCAACAGGTGACGCTGCTAACAAGGGATTAAATATGGCTTCAAAGGCCATGAATTATTTGGCAACAAATATGGATGCCATTGTGAGCACCGGACTTCATGTTGTTGGCGCGCTACTTTTATGGAAGGGTGCAATTACTGCCGTTAAGGTTGCTACGTTGGCATACCAAGGTGTTATGCTTGCTACAAACGCGATTGCAAATACTTTCTTTTTGGTTGACATGGTTAAATATGTTGCAGTGACAAAAGGCGTTTCCTCCGCGACTGCTGCATGGGCAATTGTTCAGGAATCGCTTAACACAGCCTTGTTAGCAAATCCAATAGGAATAACAGTTGCCGCAATAGTTGCCTTAACCGCTGCAGTTTATTTTTTGAATAAAAGACAGGAAGATCTTCTGGCGACTTATCAAACTCAATTGGACCTTAGAATAAACGAAGCCGCAGCAAAAGAGAAGGCCGGAATAGATTCTTTAACTCAAAGCTATGTAGCAATGGGTTATAGTATTAAAAAAGCCACTGAGGAGTCTTTGAAATTAAGATCGTTTCAGGCCGGTGAAAACGTACAAAGGATAAAATCTGAAAAATCAAGACTGGAAGCTGAATCATTGCAACGGGCAAATGAAAACGCTTGGAATCCTTTTTTTAGTCATTCAGCAAACCGCGAACAGGTTGACGCTAAAAATCAGGAATTAACCACCGCAATGGCAGCACAAAACGCCGTTACAATGGAAGCAATTCGGGCAGCGAATGCTGGAATAGTTGATCCAAAGTCAGTGAGCGCAATTCTTAACCAAAGTTCAGCACCAAAGGGATTAACCCGAACTGCAGAAATGGATAAAAAAATTACGGATACTTTTTTGCCAAAAGAAAAGCAATGGACTCCGGCAGGAGGCGAAAATACAAAGGATCAATCCAATTTAATTAATGAATTAAAAACTGTATTAGGTAACCAAAAGGTAACAGTCGAATTTAAAAACGCACCGGCCGGCACAATGGTTTCGACCACAAGTGCAGGCGTTAATACACAAAGTTCTTACTAATGGGATGGGATTTGGCAATATTAGAGTCTGGTAACGGTGGCGACGTTTCAATGAACGGGAGCGACCTGGCTGTTTATTATTTGGATGAAAACGACATTTATTTAAGAATGTTTGGAGGCAACATTGAACAGGACACAAAGATAAATCGCAAAATCGGTGATCAGGATTTTAGTTACTGGGGCAATAAATTACTTTTAAATAATGATCCTAATCTTACATTTAATAGTGTAACAGAAAGAACATTAAACAGCACGCCTTTAACCAGTGCAGGAAGGGCAATTATTGAAAACGCAATTAAGAAGGATTTGATAGGATTAAATGCCACGGTATCGGTTCAAATTGTGAGCATTGATAAAATTGACGTGACGATTAAAAATATTTTAGCTCCCGGATCTGAAAAGATTAAGAAATTTTCTTTTGTAAAGAATCCTTTAACCGGTGATTTTGACTTTAATGACTTTAGCAATTTAGACTTTTTATAATGATATCATTACCATCACTTTCAGAAATATATACCAATGTTATTTCAGACTTAAATGCTGAATTTGGTATTAATATAAGCACAAAAAAGAAAGTGGCTTTACGTGTTTATGCGGCGGTGCACGCTGGTAAATTATGGCTTCAATATAAGGTACTTGGATTTGTTCAGGCACAAATTTGGCCTGACACAGCAACCACTGAAGCAAAGGGAGGAACATTAGAGCGATTTGGTAGGGTAAAATTAGGAAGGAATCCAAATCAAGCAGTGGCCGGCCAGTACGCTGTAACTGTTACAGGAACAATTGGCGCCGTTATTCCTGCCCAACAAACTTTTAAAAGCGATGATGATTCATTAAATCCGGGTTATATTTTTATTTTGGATACAGCCTGGACAATGTTAACCACAAGCGATTCAATTACACTTCGTGCATTAACGCCTGGCACTGAAGCTAAATTGGAGGCTGGAAACACATTAACAGCAACAAGTCCAATTCCTTTAGTTGACAAAACGGCAACGGTTACAAGTGAAACAATTCAACCATTGGCCGCTGAAACGACTGAAGATTATCGCGCTACATTGTTAAGAGCATTCAGATTAGAGGCACAAGGCGGTTCACCAGGTGATTATAGAATATGGGCCGGTGACGCGCAAGGAGTTGAAACTGTTTACCCTTATTCGAAGCCCGGCGAAACAAATGCCAATAACATTTATGTGGAAGCTACTTTGGCCGATTCAATTGACGGAAAAGGAACGCCAACGGCGGCAATTTTATTAGACGTGGAAGAAGTTTGCGAGCAAAGCCCTGACACTACATTGACAGATGCAGAGCGAAGCCGTCGCCCTTTGGGAGTTATCAATTATTTTTTACCGGTTACGCCTTTGGACGTTGACATTGAAATAGTTGGATTTTCAGGAATTACAGTGGCGCAGCAATCTTTATTGCTTTCTGCATTAACATCTATGCTTTCAAGCGTTAGACCATTTATTGCCGGAGTTGATAGTTTGGCAACAAAAAATGACATTTTGGATAAAAACAAAATCAATGCTGTAATTTATTCACAAATACCTGGAGCTGTTTATACCGGTTTAATTTTAACTGTAAATTCAGTTGTTTTAGATACATACACATTTAGTGCAGGCGATATTCCTTATTTAAACTCAGTAACTTATTCATGAGCATTTTAGATAAATTTGTTAACTTATCTAGGCAATTAATGCCAACCGGAAGGGCTTTCCGAATGTACTCAAATAGTAATTCAGAAAGGCTTCATAGGGCATTGGCAATAACGGAATCAAAACTTTATTCTGATACAAAATCAACTTTAAGTTCTTTATTGCCAGATAATGACAACTTTACTGCAGACGACGCAACCGATTGGGAAAGGCGACTTGGATTAATTTATAGCCCAATGGTAGATTTGGCGACTCGGAAAATGGCAATAGCAAGAAAACTTGCTTCACCGGGAATCAATCCAGCAAGAAGCGCGTCCAAGTGGTTAGAATACCAATTACAGGCCGCAGGCTTTGCCGTTTATGTTCATGAAAATATTGTGGCATTGTATCCATCCGGTTACGAAAGGGCAACCCCTGGAGAATATAATCCGGCGTTATTATTGGATTTAGAACACGGAGACATTGAACACGGCCAAATTGAACATGGTGGATATTATAGTTACATAGTTGCAAATAGCATCTACAACGCTGAAGATGTTGCCAACTTTAATGCGATTACAGATTATGGAGCTTCTTTTTTTATTGGCGGTGCCACATATGGATCATATGCCAATGTTCCGGCAATTCGGGAGGCTGAATTTAGGCAGTTAATATTGGTTCAGAAACAGGTTCAATCAATAGCATTTTGTTATATAAACTTCACTTAAAAATTAATTATTATGAGCACAGGATTAGAGAACTATCCCAACATTGAGGCAGCGGATTCAGATTATCCAAACGGAAACATTAAGGACAAGGACATTTCTTTGCCCGGCACGCCGGTAAATAAATTAGTGTATGCCGACATGCATCAAACGCTGGCTAAATTATTACGGGAGGTAAATATAACCGCAAACGGATTGCCGGACAATGAATACAATGGGTTTCAATATATAGAAGCCATGAAGTATTTATTAGGGAATCATCGAAGAATTAAAACTTTAACCGGATCAGGTGTAGGCGTAACCGCAGAAAGTGATTATAATACTTTGGTTATTGTTAAACCAGATGCAGGTGCATTGGACTTTGTAACATTGGTTGAACCAACCGGCAGTTATATTGGAAGGTGCGTTGTTGCAAATTATTCTTTAAATTCAGTTGAGATTTTTAACATTTTAGGAGATAATATTGACGGCTCTGCTCCACCATTTATATTGCCTGCCGGCGATTATGCTGAGTTCCTTTATGATTCTGGAGGCACATTATGGACCGTCCCAGTTTATTATAAATTAGATATATAAAATAATTTTGGATTATTCGATTTGATTTTTATACTTGTTTTAAACCAATAATTAAAACATGAAAAAATCAATTACAATTTTACTATTAATGCTTGTAGCATTTTTTGGTAAATCACAAATCAGCATTGTAGATGCAAGTGAAAAAACGTGTCCAGGAGACGATATAGAGGTTAAATTTAAATGGAATCAGTCTTTAGGCGTTACTAATTTCAGAATAGATTATTTATCTGATAATGGGATTTTAGGCGCCAGAATTTGGGAAACACAAAATTTAACTTTTTACGCACTTGAAAAAGAAATTATTTCCAACGACACGATTTATATTAAAAAGTTAAATACTGAATCTTGGTATCCTTTAGGAAAAGTTAAGTTAAGTTGTGGTTCTGATTCTTTAAATATTGAATTAAAGTGCAATGATGTTACCGGTGTATCCGAATATAATTTGAACCATAAAAATTGTATGTATTATGATTTTACGGGCAATATTATTGAGCCGAAAACAGGACAAATTTTAATTTTAAAACAAGGCAATACTTTTAAAAAGGTATTAATTCATGAGTAAATTTTTGCTGCTTTTAATCTTTTTTGTTTGGGCTTATTTTTTACATGCCATGGATGGCCCATGCAAAAAGATAAAAGGATTTTATTTATATAATAATCCATGGTTTAAAATAGATAGATTTCACGCGGATGTATAGCCCGCAATAAAATAATAGACCCCTTGGTTGTAAAAAAAACTTTAAAACGGAACCAAGGGGTTTTTTGGTTAACTTATTTGTCTGAATTATAATATAATAAGTACTTTGTAAAGAAGTGTATATTGATATAAATACAGACAATCTTGTAGTTTTTACAAACAAATTGGAAAAGTTGCATAAATCAGCTTTACCAGTTGCAATTCGTGGTACATTAAATGACGCAGCTTTTAAGTTTAAAAAAGAGACAATGCCTCAAATGGCAAAGGCTATTTTTGAAGAACGGCAGCCGAATTTTTTTAAAGCCAATAGTCGAGTAGAGCCGGCTAGTGGATTTAATATTAATACCATGGTTGCGACAGCCGGATTTATATCCTCAGGACTTCATAATGCGTCAACGAATTATGCTGTTAAGGATTTAGAGCAGCAAGAAATTGGCGGCACAATTCATGGGCGTTCATTTAAACCTTTACGTGCCGCCAGGATTGGTGGGCGCGGAAACGTTCGCGCAAATGCCCGTATTTCACAAATATTAAAAGCCGGTAATGTCATTGACGTGAGAGATAGCAAAGGGGCGAATTGGGCACAAAGAGCAATTAGAGCTTCTATCCATGCTGGGGCCGGAGGATATGTTTTAGCAACTGGAGGTCTTTATGGAGGTGGTATTCTTTATAAAGTTAAACGTATTGCTCGAATAGGTAGCAATACTTTTTTCACAAAAGAAAAATTGTACTCTTTTAAAAAGTCTGGTGTTGCAAAAGTTCATGCAACAGGATTCATGAAAAAAGCAGCATTGGAAGTTCAAAAGGAAATGGAGTTATTTTATATACTCCAAGCAACAAAACAAATTAAAAAAGCACTTTCATGAGTTGGTTGGATAAAACTAAAAACGGAATTATAATTACCACAGCTGACGGTGGTAAATACAGGCCGCAATACATGAACGCTTCATTTGTGACCGAATATAATTTCACTGAGTTTAATTTTGTGGACGTTGGCGGATCGCTTGTTAAACGTAAAAAACCAATTGGTAAAAAATACGCTCTGGAACTTCATTTTCAGGGACCAAATCATTTGGACATTGTTAAATCTTTTGTTAGTTCAATTGATAACAATGAAGGACCAATACAAATTGATCATCCGTTATATGATTTAATAACGGTTCAAATAACCTCTTTGGGGTATGATGATTCTGCATTAAACAGAACAAAGGTAACCGGTACAGTTATTGAAACAATTGAAGAAGCGTTTTTTACTTTGAACTTAAAAGAATTGGATCAGATTCCAATTTTATTTGAAAACACGTTAGAAGTTTCTGAAGCGTCTTTAACCTTGGAAGTTCTGCCGGGTGATATTAATACAATGAATCAAAATAATGCTATTGCATATAGCAAGGGTGTTCCAATTATACAACAAGCAGTTGATTTTGAGGAATATTTTAACGCATTTAACACCGCTTCCACGTACATTAATACAGCAACAGCAACGCCTTTATTGGCAATGCGAAGTCTTATTAATGTAATAACATTGCCACAAAAATTTGAAGTTCAGGTTCAACAAAGAATTAAGGTACTTTTAGATACGTTTACTGAATTTCGTAACAATCTGTTTAATATTCTTAATGTTTCATCAAAACAGATTTACGCAGCACAACAGGCAGGAGCAATATCTGCAATGTGTCAGGCGGCAGCAACTCCGTTGCCAACTGATTTTAAATTAAACACTCAGGTTTTAACTGCCATTGATCAGATAACTGGAGCTTATAATCAATTTGTTTCAGACCTTGACAGCCTGCAAACTAGTAACGGCGGCGACCCTTTAAGTTACGTGGCCGACCCTTCAGTACTAACTAATCTTAATCAATTGGTTAATATTACTGTATCAAATCTTTTCAATATTGCTTTAAATGCAAGATCAGAACGCTACATTATTACCGACAAGGATACGAATGCCATTTTATTGACTCATCAACTTTATGGATTAGATGATAATGACGCAAACTTGGAAGAACTTATTGAAAACAATCAGTTGGCCATGGATGAATTAATTCAAATTAACAAAGGGAGAAAAATAATTTATTACGTTTAATGCCGTTTATAATTAAAATAAATTTAAGGCACTCAACTACCGGAGGAACCATTAGAACGCTAAGGCGCTATAACAACTTGGTGTATAATAAGAAATTCAATTCATTGGCTTCCACCTTCAGTTTTGATTTTTACTTTGATCCACGGAACCAAGAACACGCGGAAATGATTTGTGTTACTCATTTGCATGAAGTAAGACTTTATTACACAAAAAACGAAGATCCTTTATATGAGCCAAATGCCAGTGAATTAGAACTTACCGGTTATATGCTTTTGAATAAATTTAAGAATGACGGTAAGCCTCATTGGGTAACGTGTTCGGGTTACGCAAAGCCAGGCGTTTTGTTAGATTGCGATATTGCGCCTGAATCTTATCCTTTGGAAACAGACGGCCTTACCTTTAGGCAGATTATTGCCAAATTAATTCGCCCTTTTAATTTAGGACTTGTTATCAGTAAAAATGCCACAGGAGTAAATATTAAAGTTGAAGAAAAGGACGTGGAACAAAAGTCCGACGAGGACATGGGTAAAACGGCAGCGGAATCCAGTCAGAATATTGCATCATATTTGAGTGAATTAGCGCGAAGCCGGAACATTGTTTTGTCACATAACGAAAAAGGAAATGTTTACATAACCACGCCAAACACAAACGGTACTCCGATTTTTAATTTTGATTTTACAGATGAATCAGAAAACAGTGATGTTAAAAAAATACCAGGACTGGATTCTGAATTGACTTTTAATGGACAGGCCTTGCATAGTCATATTACCGTTAAACAACAAGCCGATGACCAGGAGGGCAGCAATGGTTCAGAAACCACAATTCGAAATCCTCTTTTGCCAGTTGGTAAGGGATTAGTTTACCGTCCGCGCGTAGTAGTAATAAACGCTGGAGATCAATTTACAGTAGGACAGGCAGCGCGTTACGAACTAGGCAAAGAAATTCGAGACGCAGTTCCTTTAGTAATCAGTATGGCAAAAATTGACATTGACGGAAAAATTATTTCGCCAAACAATACCATTAAAATGAAGGATCCGAATCAATTTCTTTATAATTCCTCTGTTTGGTTTATTCAGGAAGTCGAAATTATTGCTAATCAAAATGAAGAAAAATCTACTCTTAACTGCGTTATGCCTTTTGGATATGATTATGATTTGAAAAAATTAAAAAATGTTTTTGTCGATGCTCACGCCAACCTACCAAGATTCTAAATGATCGGAGTTTCAAAAGTCATATCCACGTCCTTAGATGCTGCCAAAAGATTGGTGGTTAAAATTCTTTTTCAGGGAAAATTAACCAACGGACAGGGCGACGTTCGCACACCTATTGAGGCTTCAGCATTTGGCGTGGATTCAAATCCAACTGAAGGCAAAATTGCTATTTATGCTCAAAGCCCTCAAAAGGGAAAATATTATATAATAGGATACTTAAATACAGACCGAAAGGCATTAACAGGCGAAACAAGATTATTTAGCACCAATGATTCCGGCTCATTACAGGCTTATGTTTGGTTAAGAAACAATGGACAGTTTTTAGAATTAAACGGAGACGATAATTTTGCTGTAAAATATAATGAAACAAAAGATGAATTGAATAAATTAAAGGCAACATTAGATGATTTAGTTACTAAATGGAACGCTTTTACAAGTGTTTATGCTCCTGGAAGTCCTTCAAGTGTTGGCACTCCTCCAACGCTTGCAACATCAAATGTTCAGCCAAATAATTCAAATTTTACTTTAATTAAAAACGCTAAAATAAAAACAAACTCATGATTTTATATTATGAATTAGATCTCAATTTTGAAACTTGCACCAGTATACGCGCAAAGATAACTAAGATTGACGCAGTTATAGACGCATTACTTACCACTGCATTAAAATCGGTTCAAACAGGTAACCGAGTGGAATATCAAATTGATACCGGTCAAACAAAGCAAAAGGTTGTTTATTCAAGCACTGAAAGCGTTACTAAAGCTATTCAAGAGTACGAAAAAATCAGACAAATTTATGTAAATAAATTAACTGGAAGTGAATTTAGAAATGTGGATCAACGCAATTTAAGAAGGAGGAATTAATGAAATGGTATAATCCTATAAATTGGTTTAAAAGCCAAAATAAAGAAGTTTTTAATTATCTTGATAATGAAAGAGAAAAAGTATTGGCTAGTTATAATTTAACTTATACCAACGTACAAACAATTTCTTTTAATGGAGAAAAAAATCCTGGCGCAGCCGGTCCAATGATTGATTATAAACCGCAATATGCGGAGCTTAGAGTAAGATCATGGCAAGCCATGTTAGAAAGCGATATTGCGCAAATAGGCATGAATAAATTAATAACTTGGGTTATTGGTAAAGGATTAAAATTGCAATCGGAACCGGTTAAACATGTTTTGGAAGAAGAAGGGATTAGGTTTGATAAAAATAAATTTACTAAGACTTTTGAATCCAGATTCCATTTATGGAAAAAATCTAAATCTGTTGATTATTCTGGATTAAAAAACTTGGATGAACTTTCTACTGAGGCAGAACGTAACGCCGTTATTGGTGGGGATGTATTGGTTGTTTTACGCGTAATTAAAGGCGAATTAAAGATTCAATTAATAGATGGACAACACGTTCAATCTCCTTATTATGGTTCTGAATGGTTCCCTAAACAATTGCCGAATGGACATAGTTTAATTGATGGGGTTGAAATTAATGAAAAACGCGAGCACGTCGCTTATTGGGTAAAGGTATATGCGTTGGACGCTTCTTTTGAAAATCTTTATAAATATTCATTTGAACGTATTCCGGCTAAGGGAAGCAAAACAAATGCTACAATGGCATATTTGTATTATGGGTCTCAATATAGAATCAACAACGTTCGCGGCATTCCTTTGATTGCTGCGTGTTTTGAAAAATTAACTAATTTAGATTTGTATTCTGCTGCTACGTTAAAACAGGCCCAAGAGGCAGCCAAAGTAGATTATCAGGTAGTACATGATAAAGATTCAACTCCGGCAACTCCATGGGCAGGCGCGGCAGCATTGGGACAAAATATTTTTAATGATGCCAATACAAATAATAAATTGCCTGAAACGGATGATGGTGCTACATTAGGGAAAACAACTCATATAACAGGAATTGGCACAGCGTGGAATAATTCTCCTGGTTCAAGAGTTGAAACTTTAGAAAATAAAAATCCTTTATACTTTAAAGATTTTTATGAAACGCATACAGATATTTTCTTTGCTGTTCTGCAAATGCCGCCAAACGTGGCGATGGGAAAATATAATAACAGTTTCAGCGCAAGCCGCGCTGCCATTAAGGATTGGGAACATGTCTTAATGGTGAAGCGTGAAAATCATTATAATGGATTTTTAAAACCAATACTTTCTTTATTTTTAGATTTACAGGTTTTACAAAATAAAATCCAGGCTCCAGGTTATATAGTATCAATGAAACAAGGAAATAAAATAGTAATTGATTGCTACAAAAATTGTCGTTTTGTTGGAGCAAATGTACCGCACATTGATCCTTTAAAAGAAGTAAAAGCGGCAAGGGAATTACTTGGTAAGGCATTTGAATTTGTGCCGTTAAATGATGTTGAAAGCGTAACTGAGGCTTTGGGATGTGGTGATGCGTCTGAAAATATTGAACAAGGCGCGCAGGAATTAAATAAAGCTGAAGGGCTTGGATTAAAAGCCAGGCCAATAGAACAGGCCGTTGTGAAAACTGTGCCTGTAAAAAAGAAGTCTGGAGTAAAAAATAAAATTTAATCTAAAGGCGGCTTTTTCATGTGTTCTGGATACGAGTTTCGTATTTCAATTATTTTTCCTCTGAGAAATTGGGTATAAGTTAAGCCAAGATTCCCGGCAATATTAATTATATCTCTTTTTAAAGCTAAATTATTATTTGCGATAATAAATTTTGGTGTTTTACTATCCTTAGATGATCCTTTTGCCATTTTTTTATCGGTTTAACTAGTATAAAAAAAGTTGCCTTAATTGGTTAGCAGTTGGTTAACTTTTTTTAATAAACTTTTCAGTCTATTTAATTTTACAACTGATGGCAAAAGAACTTTATTTATACTCACCAATTTACGACTTTGTTGTGGAATCATTGGTTTCGCAATTAGAGGAAAATATGGGAAATGAAGTTTGTATTCGTGCCAATACTCCAGGCGGAGATGTTTTTGCCGGTTATGCTTTATGTGCAAAAATGCAGGAACACGGCAACGTGACGGTTAAGGTTGACGGTAACGCTAATTCAATTGGATCCATGGCATTATTGTATGCTAAAAAAGTGGAATGTTTAGATGTTACAACTTTTGTTTTACATCGTGCGGATATGTATGTTTCCACGCCAGAGCAGCAAACGTTTTTAGATAAAATAAATAAAGATTTAAAATCAAAATACTTGCAAAGATTTGATAAAGAATCTTTTAAGGAGGTAACAGGCGTTTCTATTGACGAAATGTTTAATCCTGAAAAAAGAATTGATATTGTTTTAGATGCAAAACAAGCAAAACGTATCGGACTAATTCAAAAAATAAATAAACTCAGTCCAGCAGAAATAACCGCTTTTAACAATCGTTTTAAAGTGGCAGCGATGGACTCCACCGAAATTAAAAAACCAATAAGTAACATGACAAAAGCAGAATTACAAGCGCAACATCCTGCGTTATATTCAGAAGTTTTAGCATTAGGCGAAACACAAGGAATTGAAAAAGAAAAAGCCCGAATTGAGGCTTGGGCACATTTTGCTGAGGTAGATCCTAAAATGGTTAAAGAAGGAATTGCAAGCGGAAAGCCTATTTCTCAGGCTCAAACATTTGAGTTAATGGAGAAAAAATTTAGCGCAAAGGCAGCATTTGAATTAGAAGAAGATTCAACAAAAAATCCGTTAAACACAGAAACAAAAAAAGTTTTAACCGGTGAAGCAAAAAAACAAGCTGAATTAGCGGCATGGAAAAATGAGGTGCTCGCAAACAGCACAATTTTAGCACCAGAAGCAAAATAATTATTTAAAAATAAATTCTAAATAAAATGAGCAGTAATAGCACGCCATTCAATAACGGCCAACAGTTACAAACAAACACCAACCTGGCCAAACTTTTTCCTTATGAAAAGGAAATGGTTCCATATGTCTACACCAATAGTACATATGATGACGAAACATTAGCAGCCGGAACCGTGATGGGCGTTGTTGCTGCGACTGGTGAAGTTGTGCCTTGTCAATCTGACGCTTCGGACGGATCTCAATATCCTTGTTTGATTCTAGCAGAAGATTATACAATTCCTGCCGGCGAAAGCATAAATGTATATTGTGCCTTTAAAGGATGGGTAAGAGTTGACATGCTTGTTTTCACTAAGGTTGGTGATGACACTGAAACAACTTTAACAATCGGTGCAATCGTGCGTAGATTTTTCGAAATCCTTTCTGACCGCTTTGTATTGCAATCTGTAATCAATGCAACAAATTACGACAACCAATTATAATAACATTAACTAGCCAAAACCAAAAAATGAATATATCAGTAACAGATCAATTACCGTTATTTACAAACGAAATTGTCGCAAAATACTCAGATCACCGTCGCCCGAAATCTTTTGGTCGTTCATTATTCACTGAAGTAGAAACAGCAACTAAACTTGCTTCGTTTTTATCTCAAAGAGGTTTGAACCTTATTGCCAGTGATGTCGCTCGCGGTTCGCGCGGAAGTTTAAACGTGTTTGACAAATCTACTCAAAGCACTGTTTTGCCGCCTTATTTCAATGAGTTTTTTAATATCACTGAACTGGATTCATATGATGCGCTGGCCGTTGACGGCGTGAATGCAAAAATCGCATGGGGTCGTTTTTTAGATGATGTAGCTACAAAAATGATGTACTGCATGGATAAAATAGACCGTCGTTATGAACTTCAATGCTGGCAATTATTATTAACCGGTATTGTAACCATTAATAATGGTCAAAACGTGCAATACGGACGCCAGTCAGGGTCGCTTGTTAATCCTGGTGCCGGAAATTATTGGGCTGATGCAAACGTGGATCCATTTACAAGTTTTGAGCGCGGTGCTACTTGGTTAAATGAAACCGGTAAAATGGCAGGAAATACCATTATGGTTATTTTCGGACAAAGTGCTTGGAAAGATTATACCAATAACACCGCAGTAAAATCGCGCAACCTTTGGATTAACAATAATATGGATATGATTGCTGATAAGGCAATTGTAAATAGTACAGGTGGAACGTTTAAAGGCGTTACTACCGTAGGCGCTTTCAATTATGAATTTTGGGTATATCCTGATTTTTATGAAACAGAAGCCGGAACCAAAATTCAGTATGTTGATACTAAGAAAATTGTTATGATTCCTGCAGAAATGCGGTCTCAAACATTAACTTATACCGCCGTACCTCAGCGCATTGTTCCTGGACAAACTCCGGCTAAAGGAAAATTCCTTGTTTGGAATGCTGTAAGTGAATTTAATGACGCTGAATTTATGGGTGCTAAATCGGCTGGTATTCCTACTTTGGTGGCCGTTGATCAAGTTTACACAGAACAAGTAGTTTCATAAAAATGAGAAGCGCAAAGGTAATTGTAACAGACGTCGGCGGTAAGGGAAAGAAGATCTTCCATTACGGCGACGTGGTTACTGAAAACAGTTTTCCGGTTGGAAATTTTGACAAACTTATTGCAGGAGGATTTTTAAAAGAGTCCGACGGCAATGTAGAAGTACCAGTTGAAATTGAAATTACTGAAACTATAAACGATGAAACTGTTACCGTTGTAACAGCGCCAAAGGATGAAAATTCTGAAGCGATTGAACCGGAACAAAACTCACATAAAAAGCAAAAAAATAAGTTCAAAAAATAATTGTTTTATAAGGGTAACAATTAGAGGGGAAGCGTTTTATTTAAAATGAATCCCCTTTTTTTATAAAATGGGATTAGTAGCGGATTCAATAGCGGACGCAGCGGAATTTACCGGCAATGAAGATGATTTCGGTGTTGAAATTTTATTGACGGCTCCAAATAATGAAACAGCAATTGTAAAAGGTTACGCGACAAAACATCATATAAAACTCGACACTAATTCCGGCCAAGTGATTAATAGCAAAAATGCTTCCGTTGTAATATCTGAGGCAAATATTTTAGCTGTCAATCCTAATTACCCGGTAAGGATTTCTGATCCTGCTGATCGGTTTTATCAAGAAGTTAAAATGATTGAACACCTGGTAAGTGTTGAGGATTCAAGCGGTGTTACCAAAAATTATATTTGTTCTGAAAACATGGCAGACGAGGCTTTGGGATTAATTACATTAATGTTGGAGGATTACACGCAATGATAGAAACATTGATACCGGAAGTTGGCTTTGAGCGCATTCGAGATAGAATTGCTGAAATTCTTATTTCTGAATTTCAAAATCAGGTAAATGAGTATAACAATACCAATTGTAAGGACGTTAATTTCTTTGCGGAGCGATTAACGGCAATGGATAAGGTCGAAGCCGATTTTATAAACATTTCATTATTTAAAGGCGACTATTCAAACAAGGACGTTGAATACGTTGACGGCAACTATCAATACACAATTGACATAGTTACCGGTGCAAAAAATACTTCCACTGATGCCGGAGATAAATTGGCAAACTTCCGTTTGCAGAAATTAATGGGTATTGTTAGATATATTTTAGAACACCCGAATTATACCACTTTACAATTTGACCGTCCGTTTATATTGCATACTGAATTAAGCAAATTTCAGATTTATAAAACTGAAAAAGGAATTGATGCAATGAATAACGCAGTTGGACAAATGATTTTTACTGTAAGATGCGGTGAGGAAACAACTCCTAATGACGGCAATGTTATTGAAAATAATGATACTGTGGTAAAATTAGAATTAACAGAATTTGGTTATCAATATAAATTTGAAGAATTACAATAATGGCAGCGTCAACAAGGGCACAATTAGAAGCATTAAAAGATAGTTTGATACGAAGCGGAGGTGTTGGTGGTAAAACTACTGCCGAAGATCTTCGTACATTTCAAACTGCCATTATAGATTCATTGTTGAATATTTTGGATGATGCTAATTTAAGCGAAGGATATCTGGCTATTGATTCAAATGGAAGGGTTGACGTTTCAAAAATTAATTCAGATGATTCCGGAACAATTAAACAAATTTTAAACAGCGATGGTTCTTGGATTAATTATCATTCAGGGCGCGCAACGTTTTCCGGAACCGGCGCACAAACAACTTTTACTGTAACTCATGGTGGTGGATTTATTCCCGATATTGTTACTTGTATGGCTGGTAGCGCTGATGCTGCTAGAAATTTATATACAACAAATTATACATTAACAACATTTGACATTGTTTTTATTGTTGCCCCACCAGGAGGTGTAAATAATTTAATATTAAATTTTATAATTCAATAACATGCCAGACATTATTAAAACAAATTTGGAACAAGTTCTTGCCGGTGGTGGTGGAACAATACGCATTGATGATACTGCGGAATATGATGATTTAAAAATTCTGTCTATTATTCCGGAAGCCGATGCTGTTTTTACTACATTAACAATAGTAGGTCCTGATGGCATTGAATTTGACGCCACTTCTTCAATTGCATCTGGTGGAAGAAATTTAACTGATATGGTTGCAAATGTAACTTATATGGCCGGTGTTAATTCGTATTTTAAGAAAATAAAATTAGCTTCAGGTGCCATTTCCTGCAATAAGGCATAATGATCAGTCCTGTTAAAATATCCCCTTTGTTTAAAGGCACTGGATCTTCTGGTCCTGTTTCAGTTCTTCAACCGTGGTATGATTCATTGTCTGTTAAACCAAGTGAAGGTTTATGGACTGATTTAAAAATCATGGCTGATGGAATGAATACAGACGGTGATTGGGGTGAAATAGATTTATTTCCTCTTTTTGCAGCTTTAGAAACAGATGAACAAAGACTTAGACCTTTAAAAACAACAAGTGGTGAAGATTGTGTTATTGAAGGTACACCAAATTTATCAATCAATGGAGTTGATGATCCAATAATAACTGGTAATTCTGGTATAAATGTTAAGTGGAACCCTTTCGATGATGGTATAAAATTTACTTTAAATTCTGCTTATGTTTCAGGATTTGGAAGAACAAAAATATCTAATATAGCATTTGCCCCACTTTTAGGTGCTTTTCAAGAATTTAGCTTGGTTCGTAAATCTGTTCAATTAATGATAGATACATCAGCAACATCCGTTACAATGGGCTACGATTCTTTTTTAAATGGTTCATTATCTTTTACAGCAATTAATAAAACCGGATTATTAAACACTAATAAAACTTTTGGAATTGGTTTAAATAGAATTGTAAGTAATCAATGTTATAGATTAGCAAACACACATTCTTCTGTTCAAACAAATAATACAACAAGTTTTGTAACAAGGGATTTAGGTTTTTATGGTAGATATTATGAAGATGATATAACACCACTTTTTTTTGAAGGTAATTCAGGAGGTGATCATTATTTTGGACGTGCTATGATAGCTGGATCTGGTTTAATAGATCATAATAGAGTAGCAAATCGTTTAAACACATTTTTCTTAGCAAGAGGATTACCAATAGATAATTACTAAACATGAAAAACTACATAAAATATTTATTTTCAAATTTTGAAAATTGGCCATGGATAATTCTAATGTTGTTTATAACATTAGGAGCCTGGATTCAAAGTAAAGATACTGCCGCATTATTTATGCTTATTCCTACTGCTTTAATGATTTACAGAAGTATTAAAATGTACAAAGAAAAAAGAAATGGCACTACTAGTTAGCGTTATATTTATAATACTTGCTGCGTTTTTTAATGCCGTAATGGATAAAGTTGAAAATGAAAACTTTATAAATTCTATTTTTAAAAACTGGAATCCTAAATTTTGGTACAAGCGAATTTCGTGGCAATATGCAACAAAAATTTTCGGATATAAAATAGATGCTTGGCATTTAGCTAAGTCTTGTATGATTGTTTGTATGACATTGGCTATTGTTAATTATATTTCATTCATTCCTATAATTGATTTTTTTTTATTAGGAATAATTTGGAATATAAGTTTTAATTTTTTTTATAAACATTTATAACGTTAATTAACAAAAAAAGTAATTATTAATAGAATCCCAATTTATGAACGAACTAGAAAATTTAAAAGATGAATTTGTTGAATTAAAAAATGATGTGAAAAATACTGATAAAAAATTAGACAGAATTATTTATATTCTTGATAATGATTTAGGAACAGGCCAGCCAGGGCTTGTTTCACAAGTACAGGATATAAAAAAAAAACAACACGCAGACATTATCAGAGTTGAAACAAAGATTGATGAATTTATCAATGAATATAAAAAAACAGAGGCGGTAAAACAGGCAAAGGCTGGAATAATTGGCGCCATTGCAGGTGGAATTGTAGCATTTATAGCTTTTATAATTAAACATGTTTCCTAATGAAAAAAGTTAAATGTTTTAGAATATTTGAAAACGACAAGCAAACACTTGGAGTTTTGACAGTTACCGGGTTAAATGGTCCGGAAATGGTTTGCCGTACATTGGAACTCCCTGACAAACAAAATGCAAGCAATGTAAGCCGTATTTTAGCAGGCAAATACATTTGTAAATACACTGAGTCGGCTTCCTTAAAAGACAAGGAAGGTAATCCTTTAAAGACTTATGAGATCACAAAGGTTCCAGGGCGTGCAGGTGTTCGTATTCATTCAGCAAATTATTTTAGCCAGTTACGTGGGTGCATTTCACTTGGCAACGCTCACAAGGATATAAACGCGGACGCTCAATTGGACGTTATACATTCAGGTGCCACGGTTGCTGAATTTGAGGCTTTAATGAACTATGAAGATTTTGAACTTGAAATTTTAGACGTCGCATAATGGCTCAATTTGCTACATATAACTTTAAAACAATTATCGCTGGAGGTTATTTCAACGGCGTGAATTTTACGCTTTGGTCCGATGCTGCATTGACAATTCCGATTGATATTTCGGGCGCCATTATTACCATGGCCATGCGTAAGAATTACAATTTACCGGTGGCATTTACCTTTTCAAATGATGGATCAGGCGACGGGCAAATTGTGATCACCGACGGTGCCGCAGGAAAATTCAGCATTATTGGTAAGAATATGACCGTCGATCCTGGCATTTATGTTTATGACATTAACGTGCTGACTTATGCCGGGGAGAACGAAAAGTATATTAAGGGCAAATGGGTAATTGAACCAACGGCACAATAAATGGCAGACGAAGTTACCATAGTTGTTGACGTTACGGAGGCAAACATTTTCATTCAGGTAGAAGAAATTGAAAATGTCACCTTGGTAGTGAATGAAGGCGTAGGGCCGCGAGGATTTTCAGCATATGAAGTTGCGGTTCAGAACGGCTTTATAGGAACAGAACAGGAGTGGTTGGACTCTTTAAAAAGCGACATAACAATAAGCGCGGACGAACCAACTGATCCGTATTTAAACCAATTGTGGATACAAACAAATTAAAATAAAACAAAATGGCAAACGCACTTTATCCGAAATGGAAAGAAGCAATACAACAAGCAACGGCAAACAGTTCTTTAGCCGGTAACGTTAAGGCATTATTGGTCGATCTGGCCGATTACACTTATTCGGCTTCACATGAATTTTTATCCGACGTGGCAATTGCTGGCCGCGTGGCATCGTCTGGAAACTTAGCAAGTAAGACATTTACCAATGGCCTATTTGACGCTGCGGATGCAACGTTTACCGCCGTTACTGGTGACGTGTCTGAGGCATTAATCATTTATGTTGACACCGGAGTGGTTGGAACTTCTCGCTTAGTGGCATATTTTGACACAGGCGTAACCGGACTTCCTGTAACACCAAACGGAGGCGATATTAATATTCAATGGAACGCAAGCGGAATTTTTCAACTTTAAACCATGATCACAACCACTGACGGAATAGTTGACGCGTTGGGAAATAATTCCAGCCGGTTTATATTAGACAAGGCTTCGCTTTCAAATGCAGTGGCTGGTCAATATTATTCCCTTTGGCGCGCGACGGGTCAACCAGGGCAGGGTGCAATTCCAGCCGCAGCCGCAATATGCACAAACTCTTTATTAGGAGCCATAAACTTCACACAGCAAGTTGCACCAGCGACAAGTTATGGAGCATGGGCAAATGCAACATGTTCTAACAGTGCCGTTACTATTGAAATTCATGATCGCCTTATGCACATGGGCGGATTAAGCGGAACTTCTATTGTTTCACAAACTGTAAATTTGGACGTTCATTCGAACATTGCAAGTAATAATTTAGCCGAAAGAATTGGCGACGCAAATTATTCCGACATTCAATGGTTTATGGAATGGTACACCGATACAGGTGCCACGGCTTCAAATGCCACAATTAACGTAACTTATAACGATGGTTCCAGCGGTGATTTAACCGTTGTTGCCGTTGGCGGTACATTAAGGGCAGGACGTATGATTCCTTTAAATGGATTAGTTCCTGCGGCTTCTTCCGGTAAATTTATTCGTGACATAAACACTGTAATTTTATCCGCATCCACAGGTACAGTTGGAAGTTTTGGATTTACGGCAACTCGTCCAAGAATCACAATGCCTTTAAACATTGCCAATAAAACAGAAATATTTGACTGGGCAGCTTTAGGCTTTCCTGAAATTTATAACGAGTCATGTATATGGCCAATTCAACTTTGTTCAACGACTACTACCGGAACCGTAAGAGGGGGCGGTAAGATAGCGCATGGTTGAGTTTTATAGAGCATTCCCAAAAATAAGAGGCGGCAGCGCCATATGGTCGGACGGATCACCGGCTGAAACCATATTAGATAACGATACTTTTGGATCTTCGGTTCCTGCTCAGGACTTAATCATTCCTTTATTAAGTAATTCAAATACTTTATTTGAACCAACATTAATACCACAGGCAGTCACCATTCAACTGCCTTTATTATCAAACTCAAATACATTATACGATGCGACTTTAGTTCCGGGACCTGTAAATATTCAAATTCCTTTATTTACAAATTCAGATAGTTTATTTTCACCAACCATTGTCCCGGTTCAATCAATTCAGCTTCCTTTATTCAGCAATTCAGATTCGCTTTACGCGCCTTCGTTATTAGTTGGACCGGTTAGTATTTTGCCGCCCTTAATTAACAGCAGTGAGTCTTTATATAGTCCTTCAATAGTTCCGGGCGCAGTTCAAATTTCTGTCCCTCAAATTTTAAACTCTAATACTCTTTACGGCGCCACAATATTACCGCAAAGCGTGACAATAAATCCGCCTTTATTAAGTAATGTTAGCACTCTTTACGCGCCTGAAGTTATTAATTTAAAGATTTTAAATGTTCCCTTTTTAACAAATACAAATTCATTATTTGGTCCGGAACTTTTGCCGGGTGCAATTTCAATACAGGCACCTAAAATAACAAATGTTAATGATTTATATTCGCCTGTAATTGCTCCGGGGCCTGTAAATGTATCACCGCCATTAATTTCAAGTACAAATGATTTTTTTGGTGCGCAATTAAATTTATCTATAAATGTTGCTTTTATAAGCAGCATAGGCCAGCTTTTTGAATTTACGGTTGTTCCTGGTCAGGTTACCATAAGTCCTGAAATAATACAGAATTTAAACTCGTTTTATAATCCGGAAATTATTCCCGGATCAGTGGAACTTTTAATCCCTGAATTACAAAATCTTAATTATTTATTCGCGCCTTCAATAGTAGCTGAAGGTACTTTGGTTCTTAAACGATGGAATGGTTCGGCATGGGTCGATGCGACTTTAAGAATATACAATGGATCACAATTTATAAAACCGCCTTTAAAAATGTGGGACGGTGACAAATGGAAAAACGTACAATTCAATTAATATGGCAATACCAGGTTTAAAAGACTTCTTTAAGGGAAGCGCAGAGGGTTTAATTAGCGGCGTGACAAATGGCGCAGCAAACATTATAAGCAAGTTAAAGGCCGATCCTACCAAGGTTTTTGAGGCTGAGACAGAACTGGAAAAGCTAAAGATTAACACGTCTTTAGAATTGGAAAAAATTTCCGTTCAAATGGAACAGGAATTAACCAAACAAATCGAGGCAGAACAAAAGGGCGTTTCTGATCGTTGGTCCTCAGACATGGCTTCAGATAGTTGGTTAAGTAAGAATAGCCGTCCATTGGTTCTTTTAAGCCTTATGGCATTTCTATTCATTATAATAGTAATAGACTCAATGAACCTGGATTTTGAAGTAAAAGATTCCTATATAAGTCTTATGGAAATTCTTTTAATAACCGTGGTTGGCGCATATTTTGGTGGCCGTACCTTGGAAAAGTACCAAACTATTCGGAAGCGGTAATGTCATTCTGAATGTAATATTGATAAATTGGATCATTTGATATTTTTGACAATTCTCCGTTGCAATAAATATATAAACTGTCTTTTAATTTATTGTCTTTTTTTAGAATTTCTATTTGAGCGTTTTTTTCTTTGAATTTATTCTCAATTAAAATTACGCCGGCGCTTAAAATTACAGCAATTAATAAAATAAATAATAAAGCTAATCCGCTTTCAATTTTAAGTTTTTTTACTATTTCTTGTTTCATAATTCTAGGTTTTTATTGTTGGTTATTAATTCATCAAAAAATGCGGTAAGAAATTTTTCTTTTAATTTATTTTCAAATCCTTTGTCACCTTTAAAATCATTTGAAACAGTAGACATTATCGCTTCAGCGAATGAATAATGTCCTTGTGCCTCTGCCTTTTTTTTATTATAAATCATTGCGGAAGTATAATATTCTTTTGTTTCATTAATGATTTTTTCCCTTAATTTTGAATCAGATATTAAGGTTTTAAATCCTTTATATTCAGTGCCAATTAAATCGTTTATAATGTCATAATATGCAAATGATGCGAAAGGAGGCGTTTTTAAAAGTTTATAATCTTCAAAAGCCTTTATGCAAGCATTTTTACTAAACATTATTTTGTCAATAACAGGCATAGGTTCCTGTTCTTTTTTTAATATTTCATTATATTCCATAATGGCTTTTTTATATAATTCAGATTTTAAACCCTCATTTATCCAATAATGTATATTTTGAATATTGACTATATTCAATTGATTTTTAAATGTACCATAATCTCCACGAACGCCATTTTTTACAAATATTTTTATAAGCTCAATGCTTACAGTAGAATATTTAGGCGCCCGAAAGTCCTTTAATAACGTGTCAACCATAAATGAAATCACATCATCTTTAGCGTCAATGTTTAGTCCTAATTCTGCATGAGCAAGAACAACCATGTTTCTAATTTCGGTTGCAAGACTCAAATTGCCGATTTTCTTAATTGGCTCAGAATACTTCGCAATCACTATTGGTTGAAAGTGCTCTGGCAAAAGTGTTATGACGTTTTTTTCAGCTAACAGTAGATTCATTATCGTTGTATTTTGATTTTAAAATTTCGTCCGATCGTTTCAATAAATCCAAAGCGGAACCTATTTTTGATTTTCCGGTTCCTTGTTTTGCCAACTTTGTCCATGTGCTTGTGTAAGCGTTTTTAATATGGTTCTGGTTAAGGAAGTCCGTTGAATGATACTTGGTGTCAAGATCTTCATATACTGCCTGCGATATGTCAGCACCTTGTTTCATTTTCCATTGTTCAATAAAACTTGCGAAATTGTTCTGCAAATAAGAAGAAACCGTTTCATGATAAGTCTGGCCATTTATTCTAAAGTAAGGATCAGGCTTTTTAAATGATTCATTAATACTTGGTCCAATTTCAAGCCCTACCAGCGCGGAAACTGTTTCCGGTTCGCCCTTTCTTTTTTTCCATCCATCCTTTGCCCGTTCACTTTGTCGGGCTGAATGTTGTTTCCTTTTTTCAATTTCAACTTCCAGGCGCTCATTATAAAAATGGCCTTTGTCATCCTTAGAAAACTTGCTTAACACGTCATCATTGACGGTGCCAACAGTTAGTTTTATAAGTTTATTGGTCAACCTTCCTTTTTGGTGCTGAATGCAAAGCAGTGTAATATACTGGCCTCTTTCCTCCATGGTAAGATCTTGGACGCCGGTTAAAAAATCGGAGGCGTAAAAAAGGAAAGCTGGATCGCGCTGTGCCATAATTAATAAAAAATATATCTGTTTTTAACTTCTGAATACAAAGGCATTAATACGGCCATCATCCCTGAATATTCGTCGGGAAAAACTATTGTTCCTTTTGTTGAGCCGCTAAATGAAAAATGCAATACGTTTCCGCCGAATATTTTACATATTGTATTAATTAATAGAGGATTATATGATATAATTCTAGTTTCCGTTTCGCCAGATTCTTTAATGTCAATTACAATTTGATTGGTATTAAAAAATGTGCCCTGAGATTGTGAGTATTCAAATATTTTCTTAATTCCATTTTTATGGCATTCAATATATTCTTCTTTAAAATAAAGGGAATCACATTTATAAATTTCCTTCCATACTTCCATGTGAATATATTTCCCTTCCAAAACCTTTAACTGTTCTGGATCTAAAATTGATGTTTTTAACAATTCCAATTTTACCAATATATGTCCATTGGTTGCGGTTGCGATACCATTTTTTATTTCGATTAATGATAAATTAATCCTTGTTTCATCATTGACACAAGCAAGGTGCAATGGTCTAAAAAATTGTTCCATAATTTATTTTCTGTTTAAGTATTCTAAATATTTGTTTTTTAATCCGTTGTATTTCATGAATTTTAAATGAACTTCTATAAGCATTGTTTTATGTTGTGGAGCGTCACCGTATTCATTATGATGATATCTACACATGGCCATAAGATTTTCAATTTTATCTTTGTCGCCTTCTGGATTGCCTCCCATGCCACGCGCTTTAATATGATTTATGTCCACCGCCGGAGAACCACAAATTTCACAAATGCAATCTTCAGGAATTTTAAAACCAAAAAAGTCAAGATAAATTTTTGTATGTTTTTTCATTTTCTAAATACGTCAAAATATGATCCAATTAAATATTTTGCTTTTGAGCCATTATTCGTGTCTGGCGCAATATCAAAGGCTATATGCAACAGCCAATGTAATAACCATGTTCTAAGTCGTTTTACCATTTTCTTTATTTAAAACGTCCATATTTTCTTTTATATATTTAATTAATGCAGCTTCAAAAGCGCTTCTTTTATTTGGAGCCTTAGGTTCAATATTTTGTTTTAACCAAATCAAATAACTTGCCGGAACATTAGCCAATTTTTGACCTTTAAATTTTCCCCACGGGAATATAGAATCATCCGTCAACATTAGTATTTGGTTTTACAGATTAAGCATATCCTAGTAATAACATTGTATGGATTAATTTCAAATTCAAACTGATTGCAAGAACAATGCGGACAACGATAAATTCCGTGAACGCCATTGGCTTCCTTTGCTACTTCATTATATGTGTATTTAGGTATTTTAATTGTAGGTTCCATTATTCTAATTTGTTTTTAAAATGTTCAATTATTATGTTCATTTCTTGTTTGTACCATGTTTCAAAATCCAATTCAGAATTTAATTGTTCATGTAGTCGAAAAAGCACTCCGCGCAGCCTTTGACTTTCAGATTTTTGTTTTTTACATCCTACCAATTTGCTATTATCAACCAGCTCTTCTTCCAAAGTGGTAATATTTGAATCGCTCAAAAGACATTTAATATATTTGCCTCGAAAATGAAATAATTTGCCAGCCAAATCAGAATCTATTTCCTGAGTGCTTAAAGTCAATTTAAGTGTACCATCGACACGCGTCGAAATACCTTCTACTATTGATTCTAAAATTAATTTGCTCATTTAAGGTCGTTTATTAAAATGTTTCTTAAATCCTGGATTCCATCATTTAAAGACTCTGTTAAAATCAATAATGTTTTTTTGTTATGATCGTTCAAATCATTTTCAATAAGCCGCATAAAATTGTCAATGGCATTTACTGAGGTATTAAACCATTGTTTTTTTTGCTGATTCAATTCTCCGATTAATCGGGTACTTTGTTCACTGAATAACTTTGCTATGCCTATTAATAACAAAATGTCAATTTCCTTCTCAATGTTTCTTTGTGCCATATTAGTTTACTTGGTAATTAAAATTAACATCAATGCTAAATTTATCAGCGCATAAAAGAATTAATGAGAAAGGCACTTTTTTACAGGCTTCTAAATCAATAATTTTACGCCGATCTATATTCAACCAGTCGGCTAATTCTGATTGTGTTATGCCAGATTGTTTTCTGCATTCAACAATTTCATGTACAATTTTTTGATGAAATATTTTGAAATGTTCAATATTTGGTACTTTTTCCATTGTATCTTATTGATTGTTAATTATGGCGGTTAGCCAGTAGTTATGCGTAATGCCTTGTTGACGTGCTTCGATTGACATTCTCGTTTGAAATTTTTAATTAAACCATTTGAGTTCTGTCGTTCCATTGAAGCCCTTTTCCCAAATATACCAAG